GTTGTTCAATTGTTTTATTTTTTCTACTCATTTTTTTTATTTTTAGTTAATAATGAGCAAAAGTATAAAATTGAAATTAACTACCAAACTTTTTTAACAATATTTTAAAAATAATGTGTGATTCTTGCTACTTGACCAGATTCTTTCTCATGTAAAAAGCCCTCTACAGCTTTAGGCACACCAGTAAAACCTTTTCTACTATGCCAACTATCTGTTCCTGATGGACTTCTTAGATATTCTACAGTAACACCAACATAATCTTTAGCATCTAACCACTTGTGCTTTACTTTATGGTGTATATGATGTAAGTAAAAATACCTATATTTTGTATCTGCCCACATTTTTGGTTGCTCTTGTGCCATTAGCAAAGGTAGGTTAATCATCTTAGCACCATCACCATGCTCTAAACCAATTAGATTACTACCATACTGATAATATTTTCTGTGTGCTACACTAATATCAAAGTTTACATCATCATCTTTTCTAAACCAACTCTTTAATGCATGAGCTAAATGAAAACCAGACTGATAATCGTGGTTACTCATACTGTGTAGTACATCTACAGGTGCTATGTGCCTTAACATTTCTATGCATTTAACATAAAGCATTAGTGCAATCTCAAAATGCTCCCACCATTTACCATCAACATCTTGTCTTGTACCTGCTGTTGTTTGGTTATATACGTTATCAATATGCAATATATCGTTGCCTATGCAAAATAAAACCTTTTCTATAGCAAACCCTTCTGACTTCTGTAAAAGCCCTTCTATGCCCTCTAAAACACGATTTACAGCAGTTTCACAGTCATATGCACTACCAGTTTCTAATTCTTTAGCATATTTACCTATATGTATATCAGCAGGATTGACAACAAGCAAATGGTTGCTGTTCTTGTCTCTTACTATTTTTTTATAAGTAGGCGAGTAGTCTTCTATTAGGTCTGTTATTTTATCTAATATTTGTTCTTCGGCAATGCCATACTGTTCTTTTGTTACTATAGAGAATCTTAGTTCTCCTTTCATGCTTTGCCAATGCTTGACACTAACAACATCTTTCTTGTCTATACCCCTCTCTTTTAAATGTAGGTCTAGTGCTGTGTTGCCATTTATGTTATCTACATCAGTTCCTCTAAACTCATATATTAAATCTGCTTCTTCAGCAGATAGTCTTAGTCTTTTACCTTTTCTATTTTCTGTCATGTTTTGTAATTTTTAGTTTTGCTAAATGTATGCAAAATTATAGGTGCTTTTAAAACAAAAATGGGATGTTATTAACACCCCACTCTTGAAACTAAAAACAATTATTCAACCAGAATAGGTTGATAGAAGCACAAATGTAATTATTTTTTCTGATTACAATTGCTCTTTTCACAATTTTTTTCAAATACTGAGAACAATAGTGGTAAGATTGCTAAAAAACTTAAACCCAAATTCATAATTGTAATGCCATTTAAAGATATATCTGCACTAGCAGCTATAACTAAAACACCACTTATAGTTCTTTTAGAAGAATACTTACCCTTAGTGTCTTTGAAAAGTTCTAATACTGATTTTATTAATTCAGTAATAGGGTTAATAGCTTGTTTAACCAAGCTACCTGTTATCATATCTACTATCTTACTCATTATTTTTTAATGTCAGCAATTCCCTGACCTAAAATTAAAGTTAGTATTGCATAGTATACTTTCTCAACTTCAGCTTCTGACAAACCTAACTTTGCTGCTGCAAATGGTACAAAAACTGCTGAAACTGTATACCAAAACTTTTTTGAGTTAAACATCTTTTTTAACATTTCCATATTTTTATTTATTTAAATTAGTAATTAATACAACCAAACAACTGGCTGTACCTTATCTTGGTCTGCATCTACATGAATAAAATTCCCTTCCTTACTCAAACCAATTCTTACAAACCCTGCTTCTGCTAAACCACCTAAAATTAATGCTCTCTGATAACTGTCTTTACATTCTATATCAGCAGCAATGCCTTTTATGTGGCTGCTTGTAGGGTTTTCTTTTGACAGGGGGTGATTTGGACACCTATACCCTGATGTTATTTTATATTTAATATTGCTATATGACCTAGCTCTATCTAAGTCTTCTACAAAGTCTAAGTCAATATGATTAGTTTTACAACCACACTTACAAGCAAATTCACTTTTCTTAAAGTATTCAAATTTCATTATCTACCCTGTCCTCTTTTAGGTTTTTTGTAGCCATTCTGTTTTACACTAGCATTTTTGGAATGTACTCCCTTCCTCTTTTTGTTTTTCTTTTTTCTAAAAGTAAATACTATCTTAGCCATACTTATACACTAGCTACAAATATTTCTACATCTAAAGTAGCATTTGGTTTTACCTGTATAGATGATAAATCTTGCATAGTACCAAAACTAGGAGAAGTATCTCCTTCTGCAAACATTACATTACTTGCAGAATCTAAAATATGTGATTGTCCTGCTTTTAATAATAATTGATATAATGTGTTAGCACCTACTATTGCTAATTCTAAAGTATTTGTAGTATCTAAATTAGTAACTCTAATATATCTAACATCTTCTGAATCTATTTGAACTGCTGAACCATAAGAATTAGAATTAAAAGTTGCTATATGTGTTACTTGCCCTGTAGTACAACTTACAATTCTTTCATATACGTTGTTAATGCCTGTTGTTGTTACTGTGTTTGTTGTTCCTCTAATTGCACCATTTAAGGTTACACTTTCTGTTAAAGTCGTTACTAAGTCTGCCATTATTTCTTTGTTTTTGTAAATTTATATATTGAGAATCCTATTGCCATTAGTAAAGATACAGTCGTTAGCACCTCATTAACTGATGCTAAAGATATACCTATTGCCCCTGCATTTGCCATTCCCACTTGTATCGTATCTTGTATTGTATCTTTCATTATATTTTTATTATTAATTGTCATATCCTACTCCTATTCCTAACTTAAAATATGTTGTTGCTGCATTTGATGCTTTGACCATTGCAAACAACACATCACCTTTTGCCAAACTTGTTTCTGGCGATGCATTAGTAACAGATTGTAAATTATCATTACTTGACTGTCCTGTTATGCTTAATTCATTTAACAATACTGGTGCAACATTACCTGTATTACCTGCAACAAAAGTTAATTTACATAAAGCTACTGTTATTGTTGCTGCAGTTGTTGCATTAGCCCACATTGTTATTGTGTTTAACGTACACGCTTGATGCATAACAAATGATTTTACTTTAAAAAAATCACCTACATCAAATTCTACGTTACCAATAGTTGATGCACCATAGTCTTGATTATACTCATTTGGTGATTGACCATCAGTCATATTTGCACCATAATGATAATTTGAGTTACTTAATACACTATATCCTTGTATATCGTATGAATCTACTTTAATTAAGTTTTTCTTTACCCATAATAAACTACCATCGGTATTGTTTGTTCCTGTACCAACTGTTTTGCTTAATAACGTATCATTAGTAGCAGACTCAAAACCTTTTGGGTTATGTCTGTTTACATCAGTTAAATTTTTGTGTTCGTTAGCTGCCATGTTTATTTATAAAATTATTAAATAATATGTCAAGTATATTTTTTTCTTTATCTATTTGTTCTAGCTTTTTAATAGCCCAATTAATTCCACTCGTACCTCCCCAACAGTCCCACATTAGACCTCCACAGCCCTCATCATAAGGTACATCTTTGTGTTGTTGGTGTCTTTTAAATGATGCCATACGAGCTATCGTATCTCTTGATAAACTTTCTCTATTTGCTAATTGTCTTGCTCTTTTTTTTCCAACATCAGTACCACAAGAACCCCAACCATTTTCTTCTACCCACTTTAAAGCTCTCTTTGCATTGTTAGTTGCAGACTGTGGATAGTCATTGTATGTCTTTGCATAATAATCTTTATTGGCAGTTTCACACGATTCTTTAGATTCATACTGACACTTGCCAGTTTCTCCAAATTTCCACAATCCATTTTCACATTCGTAACAAGGCATATCTTATATTTTAACAGTCATCACATGGACAGAAATCTCTCCAACTATTGTAGTTATACGTTCTTGGTCTTGAGTATATGCTATCATACATAATAATACCATGATTCTTGTAAGCATATCCTCTTGCAGGTCTATCAGACTCATATGTAGGGTATAAACCATTTTGGTCAGAGTCTTCCATATAGTCAATCATATCTTTTAAGTATATCTCTGCTTTTCTATATGTGTCTTGCTTATATGCATTAAGCTCTGAAGGGTCTACAATAGTAGCAAACTCATCTACATTGTGTACAATACCCATACTACTACTATTACTTTGCACCTCATTTATAACTTCAAACCTTACAAACCAACATAAAGTTCTAGTCATAAAATCATCCATAAGTGTCTGATTAGCAGTAGTTAAAGTGCCATTGTTGTGTTGTGTCTTTAACTCTTCATAAAACTTTTTACCAATAGCAGGTTTTATGTGTGCTAATTCTGTAAGCAAAATAGTATTATTAGATATTAGTGCAGGGTCTGTGTTAGCATTTGTAAAACTATTACTAATAACTTCTCCTGCAGATACTAAAGGTATATATTGATTTACGTTTGCCATTTTTATTCTTCGTTTTCTGATTCAACTTCAGTTACTTGTAATTCACTCTCGCTATCTCCAATACCATCTTGGTCATCATCTCTTGTTACAATAATTTGCTCTCTATCAGTTAAGAACATATTACCTTCTTCTAACATAGGGAAGTCCTCATCTAACATTTTTCTTTGCTCATTTATTGTAAGTATCTTAGTAGGGTCTAATTGAGTTGCAAATGATACTGGTGGCTCGTACTGTATTAACAAGTCTTCTCTTGCAAAACCCATCTCTTTTAAAAGTATATCTTTTATACCAT